CTTGACGAACTACAAAACCTAGACGCAGACATTCAATGCAGAATTGATGAAGTAAGCACGCTTGAAGCCGGATTATTATCTAGTCCCAAATGGTCCACTGACAAAATTAAAGGCGGGAAACCAACAAAAGTCGACGATGTATACGCACAGCTTATTGTTTTAAAAGAGTCAATCGAACATGACACTAACGACATTATTAATCGCAAACTTGAATTGAGTAGATTAATCAACAAGGTCTCTAATCCAAAAGAGCGAGCTATTTTACGCATGACGTACATTCTAAAACAATATCCAGAGGAAATTATGGAGCATTTAGGAATCAGCCAATCAACTTATTATCGTCTGCGCAAGCATGCAACTGAAGAAATTGATATTTTTTTAGAGTTATGACAAAAAATGGGAATAAGTGGGAATAAATGGCATAAAAAAGGGGAATCTGGGCGTGCATGAGGGTTCTAATGTGTTATTATGGTATTATCAAGAAATGAGGGCGAGGCACATATGATGTGTTCGCCTTTTTTGTTATTGCGGAGGCAAAATTGGAAATTGTAAAAGTTGACATTGATACCATAAAAGAGTACGAGAAAAATGCAAAATTACACCCCAAAGAACAGATTGAACAAATCAAGAAATCAATCGAAGAATTTGGAAATAATGACCCAATCGCTGTAGATGAGAATAATGTTATCATTGAAGGGCATGGTCGCATTAGAGCGTTAAAAAAATTAGGTTATAAAGAAATTGACGTTATCAAGTTAACACACCTTACTGAAGAACAAAAGAAAGCTTATATACTAACTCACAATAAATTGACCATGAATTCTGATTTTGATATTGATTTGTTGAATGAAGAATTAGACAACATCATTGATATTGACATGGCAGATTTTGGTTTTGAATTTGCAGAAGATATTGACGAAGAAAAAATCCAGATTGATACAAGCGAAAAAGAAATCGAAGACAAATCAGTTTTAATTGTCGAAGCTGAAAGTGAAGAACAATTAGAAGAGTTGTATGATGAATTTATTGAAAGGGGATTAATATGCCGAGTTTCGATATTGTAAAAAAGAACGACTTACAACAAAGTTTTAAAATTTCTAAAGTGATGGCTGACTTTGACGTTGGAGACGAACACGTCGGGGAACATTTTGTAGGTAAGATTGATTATCCTAAAAATTGGCAGATTGGCCTTATCGTTGGAGGAAGCGGCACTGGTAAAAGTACTATTGCAAAAGAATTGTATAAAGAACATCTAGTTGATGATTTTGAATATCCAGAAAAGCCCGTTATTGAAAGCATTCCTTGTAAAAATGTACAAGAATTAGAGAAAATGTTTTATGCAGTCGGATTTGGAAGCGTTCCGTCATGGTTAAAACCTTATAGCGTTTTGTCAAATGGTGAAAAAATGCGTGTCGATTTAGCAAGGCAAATTTTAACAAAAGACTTTATTGTTTTTGATGAATTTACCAGCGTTGTTGATAGACAAGTTGCTCAAGTAATATGTATTGCATTGAAAAAAGCTCTAAAAAGATATCCAGAAAAGAAATTTATTGCTGTTGGTTGTCATCATGATGTTATTGAGTTTTTACAACCAGATTGGTGTTTTAGCACAGATAATATGCAGCAGGTTTTTCAATTCCCCCACGAAGAGAAAAAGAATTTACAATCAAAAAATGTTCAATCTCAGAGTGGGGAAAATTTAGGCGTTATCATTATTTAAATGGAGACATCGCAAACAGTGCAAGATGTTTTGGATTATACGACAAAGATAAAATTATTGGCTTTATCGGGGTCTTACATTTTCCTCACCCAAAAAATAGCAAGATAAAAAGAGTAACTCGTTTAGTTATTCTTCCTGATTATCAAGGAATCGGTTTAGGAACAAAGTTTTTGAATTTTATTGCTGATTTTTATACTAAGCAAGGTTTTGATTTTCGTATCGTAACAAGCGCCAAAAATCTTATCTACGCATTAAATAGAAATAACAGATGGATATTAAAAACATACGAAAAAGGGAAAATAGCAACAAGTAAAACAGCAAATAAATCGCTAAAAAAAACTGCTAGAAATAATGCGAAAATAGCTAGTTTTCTTTTTGTCAAATAATCCCCAAATGTAAAATTCTACAAATATATAAAACATTTTAGAAGTCTAATCAAGGACTTCTTTTTTAAAGAAAAGGAAGTGAGGCGATGGGAAATGAAAAAAATTTGATAGTGCCAAGCTCGGAAGAAGCTCGAAAAAATGGTAAAAAAGGTGGAATAAATTCTGGAAAAGCCAGACGAAGAAAAGCGAATTTAAAAAAAGCATTTGAAGCTATTTTAGAAGCAGATGTAAAGAGTGATAAAATTAAACAACAGCTTGAAAAAATGGGTTTTGAAGCGACAAATGAGATGGCATTGGCTATGGTCATGATGCAAAAAGCTATGAAAGGCGATGTTCGAGCGTTTGAACAAATTAGCAAGCTCACTTCTATTGACACTAAAGATAGTCTTGACAAAAAAGAACAACGTGAGCGCATTAGAGCTATCCAGCTAGAAAACAGCAAACGTGAAAAGGCCTTGGAAAACAACTTCGAAGCAAACATGACAGTTAATTTTGTGGGGGCGGACGATGTCAGAGATTAATGTTGATGTTCCAGAACTTGTCGGTGGAGGATACGGTAAGTTTTGGCGTTCTAAGAATTTTTACAGGGTCGTCAAGGGTTCTCGTGGTTCGAAGAAGTCGAAAACGACGGCTTTGAACTTTATCACAAGGCTTTTGAAATACCCGTGGGCTAACCTCTTAGTAGTTCGTAGGTATTCGAATACAAATAAACAGTCAGCATATACAGATTTTAAGTGGGCGTGTAATCAATTAAAGGTCACACACCTTTTTAAATTCAACGAAAGCTTGCCCGAAATCACGTTGAAGAAGACAGGCCAAAAGATTCTGTTTCGAGGTCTTGACGATGAGTTGAAAATCACGTCTATCACCGTTGACGTTGGAATTCTTTGTTGGGCTTGGTTTGAGGAGGCTTATCAAATCGAAACAGAAGACAAATTTAGCACGGTCGTCGAGTCAATTCGTGGTAGCTTGGACGTTCCTGACTTCTTTAAACAGATTACAGTGACATTCAATCCGTGGAATGAAAGACACTGGCTGAAACGTGTATTTTTTGATAAAGACACGCAACGGGCTGACACGTTAGCTTTGACTACTACTTACAAGTGTAATGAGTGGCTAGACGATGTCGATAGACAGCGCTATGAAGATTTGTATATCATTAATTCAAGACGTGCTCGCATAGTATGTGATGGTGAGTGGGGCGTTGCTGAAGGTCTTGTATTCGATAATTACGAAATCAGAGATTTTGATATAGTTAGCACGATTAAGCGGGTAGGCGAGACAACAGCAGGGCTTGACTTTGGTTTCACTCATGACCCTACGACTTTCCCAAGGCTTGCAGTAGACCTAGAATCTAAAGAATTGTGGATATACGCAGAGCACTATGAGCATGCTATGACTACAGATGATATCTACAACATGATTGTAGATGCAGATATGCAGAACGCCTTGATAACGGCTGATAGCGCTGAACAACGGCTAATAGCTGAATTAAAAGCCAAAGGTATCAACAGAATTACACCGTCAGTCAAAGGAGCAGGTTCAATCAATGCAGGTATTGACTTCATGAAACAATTCAAAATCTACATTCATCCGTCCTGTGAGAAGACTATTGAAGAATTTGATACTTACATCTACAAGCAGGATAAAGATGGTAATTGGTTAAATGAGCCTATAGATGCTAATAACCACATCATTGACGCTATCCGTTACGCTTTAGAGCGTTACCACATTAAGAAAGCTAAGCAGAATGTTGATGTCAAAATCAGAAACGTCAACAGATTGATAAGGAGATAAGATGACAGAGACAACATATCAAGCAGAAGACAAGTTGCAAGAGGGGCAATACATTCCACGTTCTTATCAGTTTGAACGTGATATGGAACCAGCAAACCTTGAGAAGCGGGAGGATTTCCTTAGGTTTTCAGATAAGGCCAACGTCCATTTTATGACCCAATCTGCTGATAATCTGGTCGACACCAAGCAAGGGTTGGAAGATTTGAAGAAAATGATTGGGCAGTTCCAAGCTGACCAAGTCGAGCGATTGAAGATTTTGGAAAGTTATTCAAACGGGAATAACTATACCATTTTAAACGGTCGCAAGCGCCTTGAGCCAGAAAAGGCTGACTATAGAATTAGACATGACCTTGGTGGTCAAGCAAGCCGTTTCTTTACTGGATACACGGTTGGTCAGCCTATTTCAATTGGAGCAACTGACACTGATATGGAATTGACTAGCATTGATGATTTCAATACTTATAACGACATTGAAGCCCTTAACCGTGAGTTGGTTTATGACGCTTCAAGGTTTGGCAGGGCTTTTGAATTACACTATTACGATGAATTTGAGCAACCAGCCGTGTCCTTAATTGATGCAAAAGAAATGTTCACTGTTAGAAGTGCAGATGTTAGAAAAGAAATCATTGCGGCAGTTCACTGTCCAATTTACAATGGAAAAATGTTTGTCACTGTATATACAGACAAAGAGATTGTAAGCTATGGCAATGACTGGAAAGAAACTGGCAGAAAACCTAACCCTTTCAAAATGGTTCCCGTTGTTGAATGGCAAAACAACCGTGAGCGGTTGGGAGATTGGGAAAAAGGTATCCCCATCATTGACGCTTATGACGCAGCAGAAAGCGACACGGCAAATTACATGACTGACCTTAACGATGCGATGTTGGTCATTAAGGGAGATGTTTCATCAACTGGAATGAATGCAACAGATTTGATGAAAATGAAGCAAGCCAATATGCTGATTCTTGAATCTGGCATTTCAGCAACAGGCCAACAAACGTCGTTGGATGCTGGTTATATCTACAAACAGTATGATGTCAGTGGCGTTGAAAGCTACAAAACACGACTTATCAAAGATTTTTTCCGCATTGTTGGTTTACCTAATCTACAAGATGATGCAACATTTTTAGCAACATCTGGAATTGCTATTCGATACAAGCTAGTGGACTTACAACAGGTTACATCAGTCAAGCGTGGGTTCTTTATAAAGGCTTTAAAACGCAGATACAAGCTTTTGCAAGCTTTGTCTGAAAATCTTAAAGGATTTGAAGCTGTGGACGCAAACTCGCTGACATTTATTTTCCATGAGAACTTACCAACAGATGTTTGGGCAGAAATTCAGTCCGCTATCAATTCTGGAATGGAAGTGTCACAAGAAACGTTGATGGAATCCGCAAGCTTTACGGATGCCCGCAAAGAGAAAAGCCGTCTTATGAAAGAGAATGGTGCAAGTGATATGGAAATCAGTCAGATTGTAGGTGATACAAATGAGGGACAAACGGATAACGAATAATCAGCGGTACAATGCTGAACGAAAAGCCCAAGCCGATCTGATGAAACGTGACCTTGACCGTGACAAGATATTGGCTAAAATCTACCAAGAGTCGTTTGACCGCATGCAAAGGGAAATTGACGGCTTTTACATGCGCTATGCTAGTAAAGAAGGTCTAACCAAACAAGAAGCAATGAAAAAAGCTTCAGAAATGGATGTCACAAAGTTTGCTGATAAGGCAGCTAAAGCAGTTAGGGAAAAAGATTTTAGTCATGCAACGAATGAATGGCTTAAAGTCTATAATCTCAAGATGAAAGTCAGCAGATTGGAACTTTTAAAGGCTGAATTAACACTTGAAATACAAAATTTGACTGCTGAGGTTAACGATGTCTTTGATAAAGCTCGAATAGACGAATATTTGAACGAATACAAGCGTCAAGCAGGCATTTTGGGTATTTCATCAAGCGGAGCGAAAAAACGCATGCAGGCGATTTTAGACGCTGATTTCTACGGTCAGAATTTCTCTGAAAGAGTATGGGGCAATCTTGGGCTTCGTGCAACACTTCAACAAGATGTCTTCGGGTCATTGAATCGTGTCTTTACGGACATGATGGGTTATAAGCAAGAAATGAAGCGACTAGCCAATAAATATGGTACAAGTGAACAGAATGCCAAACGTTTGTTAAAGACTGAGATTGCACGAATTAACGCTGACACGCAATTAACCATGCTGAAAGATAATGATTTCACTCATCTAATCTACGTGGCAGAAGCTGGGGCTTGTGAAATTTGTGGCCCATTGGATGGCAAAGCTATTCCAATTGAGGACGCAGAAAAAGGGGTTAATTTCTACCCAATGCACCCTAATTGCCGTTGCTCGGTTTATGGCCACATCAAGATGAACTACAAAAATGGCGGAAGTACGCTTGACCTGAAACATTAAAATAAGCAAACTGAAGTTGAAAAGACTAATTAGAAAAATAGAGGTAAAGAATGAACAGAGATAAGAAACCAGGTATGGAAAATGTCAAAATTGGCGGTTTAGTTTATGAAGTCAGTAAGGAATCTGATTTGCAGGGCAAGTCTGGAGAATGGGGCCATATCGAGTACAAGAAAGGCAAAATTGTTTTAGATGACTTTGCTAGTCAGCAAATCGAAGATCAAACACTTATCCACGAAATCACTCATGGTATTTTGGTTGAAGCTGGTTATATTGAACACGAAGAAGAACAGGCAGATCGGATTGGTAAAATTTTATATCAAGTTCTAACTGACAATGATTTTAGTTGGCTTTGGAAAGGAGACTATAAAACTCATGAATAAGCGTATCAAAAAGAAACGTGAACTAGAAAACTCTTTACGAATAGCTGGAAGTGCTATAGAGTTTCTGCTTGACCAGAATAAACAGCTTTGGAATATCGTTCATAAGATGGAGGGAATCAATTCTAAAAATGTAAAAGCAACAAACAACCGTTTTGATACAGTCGAGGCAGACATTAAAACTCTCAAAACGACGCAGAGAAAGTCTTGGTTTAGTCGAAACTAAGGAGGTGATCAATCATCTTGACAGCAGGAAAGACTGCTCTAATTTCATAACCTAACCGTATCGAATTCGAGTCGGTTTTCTTTTTGTCCAAACCGTGCTGAAGACATAAAAAGCTGCATGAGTTCGTGGAGGTTGCACGTTAAAGCGTAAAGAAAGGAGCCAAATATGGCAACAGAAGAACAAACAAATCCAGCAGTTGAACCAGAACAAGTTTCAGAGGAACAGGCTAGCAATCCACAGGAAACCGAAAAGACGGTATCACTTGCTGAGATGCAACGTCGTTTGAAATTAGCAGAAGAAAAGCATCAGATGGAACTTGCAAAAGCAAAAACTGATGTTCAGAAGCAGATCGATGACGCAGTTGCAAAGGCGAAAATGAGTGACGAAGAGTTGCAAGCCTTGAAAGAAAAGGAAAAGCAAGAAGCTCTCCAAGCCATTCAAGAAGAAAATGCAACTCTAAAAGCTCAAATCGCCCGCAGACAAATGCAGGACATCGCTATCAAAGAACTTGAAGAGCAAGGTATTCCTGTTAATGAGTCAACGCTTGCTTTTGTCGTTAAAGATGACGAAGAAGCAACAAAATTGGCAGTGACTAATATGGCAAATATTCTTAATATCCAAAAACGTGAAGAAGCAAAATCCAGCGCCCCAATTACAAGTGGCGGGGATGATCGTTCTAAAGGTGGAAAAGATAAGTTTGCCAGCGCAAAGATTACTAACTTTTAAAATCGAAAGGAATTAACATGGCACAAAAATTTAATCCAGATACAGTCTTACTTTCCGAATCACTCGGAAAAGAAATTACATCAGAATACATCACAGACCTATTCACTGACTCGCTTGTTCAGACATCAAAAGTAGTCCAACTTGGGCAAAAAGTCGAAATGGATGGCAAGATGGTTCGTAAAGGTGCTGAAATTGGTCAATTGACTGATGCTTACTTTGTAGGCGAAGGTCAAAAAATCGGTACTGCAAAAGTACAAGCTAAATCTTACGTTTTGGAAGCTCGTAAATTGGCAGTTATCCTTCCAGTTACAGAAGAAGTGCTTAATTATACTTGGACTGACTACTTTGAGTCAATCAAAGACAATATTGTTGACCTGTTTAACAAAAAAATTGACGGAGCTGCTTTCCTCGGACTTTATGGCAACCCATTTGGTGCTAACGTCCTAGCTGCTGCAAAATCTGCAAGCAACGTCGTTTCTGGAGATATCACGCTTGATAATATCTATGCGTTGGAAGATACACCAGAAAAAGAACCTAATGCTTTTGTCGGTCACCGCACTATCAACCGCACTCTTCGTTTTATTCGTGATGATGTCAATGGCGGACAACATATTTTTGAAAAACCAGCAAACCCAAACGCAACTGGGGAACTAGATGGCTTACCTTACGCTCAATTGCAGTTGCAAGATGGTCAAGTTTATCCAGCAGGTACATTGATTACTGGTAACTTTAACGGTTTGGTTTACGGTATTCCAAATGGCACTAACCTTCGCCTTAAAATCGCTGACCAAGCTACACTTTCAAAAGTTCAAAATGATGGCACTTTGGATTCTGGTGACGTACACTTGTTTGAACAAGATATGCAAGCACTACGTGCTATCTTTGAAATCGCTGTAGCCATTCCAAACGATGAAGCCTTTGCAGCAATCCAACCAACAGGAGTCTAATTAGTTAGGAGGGTTAAATATGACCTATAAAACTACTAAAGCCATTCGAGACACACAAGATAATGATTTCTGTTACTATGCAGGGGCAATTTATCCACGTCAAGGCCTAGAAGTCCCTAAAGAACGACTTGAAGCACTTGTTAAATGTGGGCATATTGTCGCTGTAGATGGCGGGGAAAAAGACCACAAAGAGGAATTGACTTCCAAAGAAATCAAGGCTAAACTTGATGAATTGGGAATCGATTACAAAAGTCGAGCAAGTAAAGCAAATCTTTTGACCTTGCTTGAAAAAGCTGAGGGAGAATAGTCATGATTGATACTCAACGGCTCAATAAAATCAAGCGTCGTTTGGGTATTGCGCCCGACGACATCAAAGAAGACGACTTAATTTCTGATTTGGTTGAAGACGCCGAAAGCTACTTTAAAGGTCTGACTGAAAAATCAACCATTGACAGCAAATATGATTACATGATTGAAAACGTGGTCTATAAGCTATATGGGCGCAAAGGTTCTGAGGGTGTCACATCAGAAACGGTTGATGGTTATGCGGTCACCTATGAAGATTGGGACAATCTATTCAAACCTTACATGGCTATTTTAAATAAAGATTTTAGACTTGACGGCTCACAACGGCAAAAAGGTAAGGTGGTGTTTCTATGAAGACACCACACCGCATTACGCTTGTCCGTGGTGGCACTGTACCAAAATACAATCCCGAAACGGATAGTTATGATGAAATTAAAGGGGCTGAAACTATCGTACCTTGTTTAGTGAATTTTATTTCACAAGCAAAGGTATTTGAAGAATATGGCAGTCGGTCTGAAAAGGTTATGATTTGCAGATTTCAGCAAGAACAGGAACCTTTTCAGTCTGCTATTTATGAAGGTAGCAAGTATGAACCATTGGATGCTATTGATGCGCCTATCAAAGGAGCTGTAAGGCTCAAGAAGGTAGGTGATTAGAATGGCAGGAGGCTTCAAAATCGATTGGCACGGCACTGAGAAACTAACCACGATGATTCGTGGGGCTGGTTCCAAAGTTCAAGAGCAATCTGAAAAGGTTGTTAAGAATAATGTTGAGCTGGTTCAACGCTTTGCCAAAGCCAATGCCCCCTATGATACTAGTTTCTTGAAAACCCAAATCAAAACGTCCTACCCTGAAGCACTGGAGGCTCACATTGATTCTGAAGCTGCTTACTCAGGTTATCAGGAATATGGTACTAGATTTCAACCAGGTAAGCCTTTTATGCGCCCAGCCTTGAAGGTGGTAGAACCTAAATTCAAGAAGGACATGACTGACGTAATGAAAGGAGCCTTTGAAGATTGACACCTAACCACGCTATTTTTCGACATGTATTCACGGAATGTCTGAAAGTAACTAGCAGAACATTTGATTATCTGCCAGATGCAGGGACGCAGTACCCTTTCATCTATATTGGTGAAAGTGACGGCAGGGATGAAGCAAACTTTGACCTTCTTGGTAATGCCACTCAGACAGTCCATATTTACGCCACACGAACGCAAAGGTCAGAACTTGACGAATTGACCGCTAGTATTCTAAATGCTTTTAAATCGTTTCGTATGGCTTTTGAGTACGCCATCAGCTATCAGTCTTGTAACCAGCAAGACGCACCAGACAACACTGATGTCCAACCTCTTATTCATAGGGCGCTGGATATTTCATTTTCTTATAACAAAAAAGGAGACAAATAAATGACATTTGAAGTTATGGATGGGAAAGACTTACTAGCGTTTTTCCGTTTACTTAAAGATAGAACAAAAAATGATGCTTCACGCATTCGCTTCATGACTGAGCAAACTCTCAGCATGGAAAAAGAAACAGATTCACAGACAACTGTTGATGGTATTGTTAGTAGCATCGCCGATGGTGAAAACACTATTGAATTTTCTGCTCTTGCTTACCGTGACACGGACGGGACAACGATTGAAATGTGGAAGGAAATGCGTAACTGGTATTTGAATAATGAAACAGTTGAGATTTGGAACGTTGACATTAATTCAGGTAAGGTTAATTCAGAGACGCAAAAAAAAGAGTACTTAGTGGATTATTTCCAAGGTAAATTCACTAGTTTTGAATTAAAAGCTAGCGCCGATGGTAAAGTAGAACTTTCATATTCTTACACTATTGACGGAAAAGGACTCTTTGACCACAAAGACGTCTTAACTCCAGCACAAGAGCAAGCGGTAGCAGCTGCGAACTACGCTTACCATACACTAGCTAAAGAAACTGAAGTTTAAAAACAGTTTTTAATATTCAGGCGGTTAATGACCGCCTTTTTTATTTTAAGGAGTACAAACATGATTTTAACAATCAACGGAAAAAACTACGAGTTAACTTTTGGGCTTGGATTTCTAGCTGAAATGAATAAACACAAACCAGCTGAACTTGAAGGCATGAAAACAGGTTACGGAGCTATGGCTTTATTCAATGTTGGGCAATTGTTAGGTGACCCATTAGCGTTTTATGACTTGATTAAAGCTGCAACTGCTGAAGCTCCACAAAAACCAAGTAATGAAGAACTTGAAGCATATCTTGTCCAGTTGATTACTGAAGGACGAGTTGAGCAAGTATTTGAGAGCATTATGGCTGAGGTAAAAAAATCACCAATCCTGGCATACGCGATGAAAATCCAAGGAGACCAGGCTCCACAAGTGGCACAACCAACGTTGACGGTGGCACAACCTCAAGTGGAAGTGCCACAACAACCAGCGCAAGGAGTAGACACCAATACAGCTACTCAGACTGCATCTCTTTATTAATTGCACGCCACGGCTTGACCTATTCGCAAGCCTATAATACAACATTAGAACAGTTTGCGAGTTATCAAAAAGCCTTTGAAATTCAAACTGTAGATAGTATTCATTTAATGGCTAGAAATGCTTGGTTAAATCAATCAGCTAAAGCTACTAAAGGGAAAGGGAAGAATATTAGGTCAGCTTATAGCGACTTTCGAGATTTCTTTGATTGGGATTTGGAAATCCAAAATCTATTCACACCTCAGAAGAAAAGACGTAAGCTTGACAGGATTTCAGAAATTAATCGCTTGATGAATGAATACATTGAGAAAGGAGGTGCAGACAATGGTATTTGATGTAACAGCCGTCTTGAAAGCTAATGTTTCAAATTTTACGGGCGGAATTAAGGAAGCTCAATCTGTTTTTGAGAGTTTTCAAAGCAACTCAAACCGTACCTTTGAAGCTGTTTCAAGCGGATTTCAAAAGGCTGGTACTGCATTAACTGCTGGGCTAACCGCTCCAACGATTGCTGGAATAGGTGCAGTAGTGAAAAGTTACGCAAGCCTTGAGCAGAACTTAGGAGGTACCGGAGCGGTATTTGGTAGTTTTGCCAAAACAGTCCAGAATGATGCAAAAAACGCTTATAAGAACATGGGTCTTTCAGCGTCTGATTATATGGCAACAGCTAACAAAATGGGGTCACTCTTCCAAGGTTCGGGCGTTAGTCAACAACGTTCTCTAAAGCTAACATCTAAAGCAATGAAACGTGCTTCAGATGTCGCATCTGTCATGGGTGTTGACATGAACTTAGCAATGGAATCTATTTCTGGCGCTGCTAAAGGCAACTTTACTATGATGGATAACCTTGGTGTTGCTATGAATGCGACTACACTTGAAGCTTATGCTTTGGAAAAAGGTATAAATTTCAAGTGGAATACAGCAAGCAACGCAGAGAAAGCTGAACTTGCTATGAAAATGTTCATGGATAGAACCAAGCAGTATGATGGTAACTTCCTCAAAGAGTCAGAAAGTACTGTTTCAGGTTCTTTAGATGCCATGAGAGGGGCATTTTCTAACTTCGTATCAGGATTAGGTAATCCTGAAGCAGATGTCGCTCAGCTGATGAATAATTTGAAGACAACTATCCAGAATTTTGTCAAGAATGTTGGTGGTGTTATCAAAAATATCTGGGATAATCTCCCACTTGCTCCATGGCAAAAATGGGTAGGATTGATAGCAGTAGGGGCTGGACCAGTCCTTCTTGCCATTAGTGGCATTATGAAAGGAATTGGCACTTTAAAAGCAGCATTTCAAGGAATTGGGGCGGTATTAACAAACCCATGGGGGCTTGCTTTAGTAGCTCTGGTTGCTTTAGTAGCTGGTTTTGTTCATGCTTATAAAAATTCAGAAAAATTCCGCAATATTGTTAATGGTGCTGTTAGTGCAGTAACTACTAAATTCAACGAATTAAAAGCAAAAGCACAGCAAGCACTTGATTATATCAAGAATGCTCTAGGGAAATTCAATGTCGGATCCTTTGCTCCACTTATTGGAGGTATTGGACTATTCATTGCATCGCTTATGAGATTAAAAGGGATTAAAATTCCTAACCCCTTCAGTAAATTCAAACCTACTTTACCTAAAATTCCTAATCCATTTACTGGCTTAGCTGATATGGCAAAATCAGCAGGTTCAGCTGTCAAAAATGCTTTTTCTGGAATAGGAAAAGCGATTGGGTCAGCATTTGAAGGAATTGGAACAGCTATTTCAACGGTATTCCAAGGAATAGCAAGAGCTATTTCTATGCTTAACCCAGCAGGAATAGCATCATTTGCATTAGGACTTGCCGCAATAACTGCTGCATTAGTAGCTTTAAGTGCCGTTCAAGGAATGGTTATCCCATTCTTGCAAGGTTTAGCTCAAATCTTTGTCCAATTGGTTGGTGGTGTTCTTCAAAGCTTTGCTTCTGCTTTGGCAACGCTTGCTCCAGTTATGACAACAATAGCTTCGGCCTTGTCAATGCTATCGCCGTTGGTGGTTGCTTTTGGTGTAGCATTTTCAATGGTGACAACCGCAGTCGGTGGAGCAATTGCTCAATTAGTTACGGCAATATCTGGTGGCGTGGCTCAAATCGTCACAGCACTGACTCCAATTGTTCAGATTATCAGCACAACATTTGTTATGGTAGTCTCAGTGATTTCTCAAGCTATTGTTCAAATTATCCAAGCTATAGCACCATTTATTCCTAGCATTACAACTATGTTCACAACAATTACAACGGTGGTGGCAAATGCAATTGTCCAAATTGTGCAGGCTTTGGCACCGTTTATTCCAGCTGTGACTCAAATGGTGACGGCTTTAGCACCTGTCTTGTCTCAAATTGTGCAAGCCTTTAGCAATCTTGTCAGTCAAATCAGCCCAATCATCGACAGTATCACCAACCTGTTTAAGACACTTGGTGAGCAAATCAGCTCAATCCTTGAGAGTGCAGGGAGTGTGGTAGAATCCTTTGGTTCTGCAATCCGCAATGTCCTTGACGGTGTGGCTGGTATCTTTGATAGCATTGGTAACGCAGCTAAAAATGCTGGTACAGGCGTCAAATTAATGGCTCAAGGAATCGCTATTTTAACAGGTTTACCACTAGGAGACATGGCAGCGACATTAGCAGCAGTAGCAACAGGTTTGACTGCCATTGTAGGTTCAGGTATTGGCACAGCTGGAGCAGGACTTCAAGCGGCAGGAGTGGGCATGATGTTAATTGCTACTGCTGGCATGCAAGCGCAAGTGGCACTGGCAACTTTACCAAGCGTCATCACTAGCTTTACAACATCACTGACTGGTATCGGGGGCACGCTGACAACGGCAGGTGCGGCTATCACAAGCTTCGCTGTCGGGGCTGTAGCATCTCTCGCTGGGTTGTCTGGAGCTAGCGCACAAATTGCTAGTTTTACAGCTATGGTCGTCACCATTGTGAGTGCGGTCGGGGTAGCTAAAGCTGGCTTGGCTTCGTTTAACGGTCAAGCAAACGCAGCGGGTGCAGCTCTCGGTGTCCTTGGTGGGCGCGCAACGGCTGCAAGCTCTCAAATCGTTGCTCTTGGAGCTGGTATCACGTCAGCAATGGCAAACGCTACGACGGCAATTACTAGTGCTGGAACGCAGATGACTGTAACCATGCAAAGCGCGATGAACCAAGTTGTCAACGTCGTGCGCAACGGCATGACTAACGCAGCGGCTGCTGTCCGAAACGGCGCAAGTCAAATGACTACCGCAATGAGTAGCGCAGGCACGCAGATGGTAACTGCAGCGCAGTCCATGGTCAACCAAACGGTTAGCGCGGTCAGAAATGGCCGTGGGGCAATGCAGTCTGCAGGTTCTTACATGGCTCAGGGGCTTGCAGTTGGTATGCGTTCAGCTTTGTCGGAAGTAACCGCGGCTGCCAACCAGTTAGTTGCGCAAGCTGAAAAAGCGGCGAAAGCAAAAGCTAAAATCCACTCACCTTCTCGACTTTTCAGAGACGAGGTCGGTTGGTGGATTGGTGCTGGTGTCTCAGTAGGGATTGACAAATCGGCTGCTATGGTTGCCAAAAGCGTTGATTTTATCAAAGATTTAGCTAGTCCGCTAGATAGCGATATTTTAGCTGCTAGCGACCTTGCCCTAGCTGACATGCAAGCAAGTCTATCAACGGCTATATCAGTTAGCCCTGCGCCACAAACTGTTAGTTATATCAACGATAACACCGCAAACCAAAACAACTTGATAGCTAAGATAGATGAGCTTATCGGCTATGTTAAAGACGGCAAACACATCTACATGGATGGCCGTCAAGTCGGAAATATCATTGACCAACGTTTAGGTCAAAATACTAGTCTAGGAGGTAGGTTCGCATGGTAGTTGAAATCAAAGAAATGATTGAATTTGCTGACTTCAATACCAAGGAAAACAATCTGTATTTGGTTAGTCGTGAAGCTCCCACTCCAGAAGAAAAAGAAATCATTGAGGATATCCCTTTTATGCAGGGTGTCCTTGATTTTTCAATGATTTTGGGCGACCGTATCTTTGAAAACCGTGAAATTAAATATGAATTCTTGTTAATAGACAGCGGTTACTGTAATAGGGCCACTTTTGAAACTATGCTAAAGCAGAAGTTGATGCCATGCGGTCAGCAAAAATTATATGATAGTCATGACAATGGCTATTATTGGCTGGGAAAATGTAAAGAAATAACAGTCGAGCATGACCACCGCTTTGATTTGATGAGGGCTACAATTGTATTTGATTGTTATCCGTTTATGTTCACCATCGCTAACTATTTTGACGATGTTTGGGATAGTTTTGATTTTGATAATGGCATTGCTGGTTTTACCAAATACAAAATCGACGGCAAAAAGGAAATTATCTTAATCAATACTAGCTCAATCAAAATTGGTCCAGAAGTAGAGGTTACCAGCGACATGAAAGTAACTATTGATGGTCAAACTTATCTTTATAAGGGAGGAATATCAACCAGCCTATCAATGGAGTTACAGCCTGGTATTAACAAAATTACTGTAGAGGGTGACGGTACTATCCGTTTTAGATGGCATGCCGAGGTGATGGGATGAATATTACAGCTGGATATGAAGTCAGATATTACGATGATTATAAACATTTTGAACGCTGCAAGTCTGGCATTGACAATCCGAAAATACTACATAGTTCTTTCGGTAATAAACTTATGTCAGGTAAATTAACACAGACTCTCGAATCAATTTGGTCGTTTGAGTTTTCAATTCCTTACAACCATCAATTCTACAGTGATATCAATTTTATTGTCGGGTTGATAGAAATTATCAATCTTAAAGATGGAGAAGTTGAGTTTGTAGGACGTGTTTTAAGTACGACCGGAGAGATGTCTAACAATGGTTTTTTCTCAAAAAGTTTTATTTGCGAGGACTTGAGAGGATATCTGCATGACTCTTCTCAGGTTTTTACAAAATATCGTAACGATGGAGTAGGACCCTTTTTTAAATTCATCATTAACCAACACAATCAACAAGTAGAACCTCATAAACGTTTTACTGTTAGAAATATAAGTGTAAAAAATGAAACAGATACGCCTTTTAGATACGTTGCTTATGATGATACATTTGAGACCATTAAGACTTATGTTTTAGAGAGAATTGGGGGGTATCTTATTTTACATGTTGATGAAACAGGACGCCTTTATCTTGATTGGTTAAAAGACGTTGGAGAATTTGTAGATAGCCCAATACAATTGGGGAAAAATATCAAATCAGCCAAACGTGAATTGAATCCAGATGGAATCATTACTCGTCTGGTTCCAGTTGGGGCAGACAAAGATGATTCAGTCGGTAGAGATGAAGAAACTGGCCAGTATGCAACAAGGGAACGTGTAACAATTGAATCTGTAAATAATGGTATTAGATATCTTGAAGATTCCGAATTAGTGAAAGAGTTTGGAATTATACAGAAATCTGTTGATTGGACCGAAATATCTGACCCGTCAATTCTCAAAAGCAGGGGGCAACAATACTTAGACAACCAAAAGCTAGCTGTTGCGTCATGGTCTCTAGATACAGTGGAACTTTATCTTATTGACCCACGTTTTACAAAATACAAAGTTGGTAACACTCATCCTATTATCAATCCACCCCTAACAGGAGTAGAGAATTTACAAATCATTGAAAAAGAAATTGATATCCTAAGTCCTCAAACGGTCAGTCTGAAAATAGGGTCAAGTGGTCAATCACTGTCTGTTTATCAATTACAACAGCAGGAAGCCAAGAAATCTATGCAGAGACAAGCCGAGAATGAAGCCGCTGCTAGAAGAAAAGCACAGGCAGAGTTAGAAGCTGCTCAAAGAGAACTTATAAAAGTGCAATCGGAACTTAAAGAACAGCTTTCAAAAGTTAATGTTGAATCAAATAAAATGGCTCTAGAAACTGCTTTGAGTCAAAACAAGACTTTACTAAAAAGCGAAAAGAAGAATCTTGAGACTTTAAATGCCGAAAAAACAAGATTACAGAATCTTGGTACAACGCAGACGGAGACCCTTAACCTAGTTGAAACTCAAATCGCAATAACCAATAGTAGGATTGCAAATTATACAACTATAATTGAAGAAATCTCCTTAAAATTAAAAGAAATTGAAGATAAAAAACAAGCGGAGGGAAAAGATGTCAAATCATAATTTTCAAAGTCTCAGAGCTTTAATTGGTGATGAGGCCGATAATAACGACAACTATTACAGAGACCCGGAACATATCACAGCTATTCAAGCAGATATCGCTCAAGGTAAAAAAGACAATATTTCAGTGCAATTAGCAAAGTGGATTAGACAGAAAAAATTTGGTATTGATGTACGTGAAGCACTTGCGCGTTTTATCGAATGGACATCTGTTTTATCTAACGAATCACTTAGCAATGTTAATGATGTCGCAAACGCTCAAAGTGAGTTAAAAGAAGATATGGCGAACTTTGAAAAGCGTTACGCAGAACAGATTTCAAGTAATACAGATTTAAATGAAGTTATCGACGCACGTACAAACTTAAAAGGAGAGACTTTTACAACATTAAAAGAAAGAATTGACGACCAAGAAAATTTCTTAAACGGAGATAAGTTTGATATTGACGACAATGCCGTTATTGGTGGTGTTAAAGTTCGAGATGTATTCGTTACAGCTTTGGATAAATTAGTTCAAGAGGCTGACACAAATAAATTCGTTGTAGGCATTGGCACTGATTGGCATGTTTCGGATATGGAATACAACCAAATGTACGCTAACGGTGAGTATTCTTATTCACATATCAATAACTTGCTTTATCTCGGCAATAAAGCAGATGTCTTAATCGCTGGTGGCGACAATGTAGATGCAGAGTATGATTCGTTAGACAAAATCTTGCAGGACACACGAACTGTTTCGTCTATCTTCCTCAACAATACATGTGAAGCAGACCGCTTTGTTATTATTGGGAACCACGACGATGGCTCTGGTCGCTATCATAACCCAGCAATCGTCGGAAAAGACGATTTTGTCAAAGAAGAGCAATTTAAGACTATCTATCGCACTCGAGAGCTACTAAACGATGAAATTCGTGAAGATGGCAGCTTATATTTTTACAAAGACTATGCCGACAAAAAAATACGCTTGATTGGTTTGTGGACGCATGATATTGACGAAAACGACTACGATTCAAACACTGGCTATATTAATTATCCGCGTTGGTCGACCGACACGTTCCGTCAAAAACAAGTTGATTTCTTGGTAAATGCTTTGCAAACAACACCAACTGATTATCACGTTATCATCTTTGGACATTGTCCTCTCTGGACGGATTGGAATAAATCAATCTCGCTAACACCAAACCATGACATTATTAAAGGCCTTCTCAACGCTTTTGTTAACGGCAGCTACTATAATATAACTAGTTCAGAGACAGATTTTCCTTTGACGATAGATGTAGATTTTAGCTCTCATGGCGCTGGGAATTTAGTTGGATATTTTGCAGGACATACACATAGAGAACTGATTGAAGATATTGGCAACTTCAAATCTGTTCATTTCCAAGATTCTATCGGATACAGCGACGAGGCAGCAGCTTCTCAAGTTAGAAACAGCGTCAAAGAGGATGCATTGTCTCTTGTCGAAGTTGATACATCAAAAAGAACCGTTACAATCAAAGGTTTAGGTCGTGCAAACGATAGAAGTTACACTTATTAATGTTTGAGGAGAAAGCATGAATTTTACTGAGACAATAAATAAAATAATTACAGCTGTTGTAGGTCATATTGGACGTGGCGGGATTGATGTACACCCAGCAGTTGACTATGATAATTCTGGTTTTATGACACCTGACTTGTTAAAGAAAGTCAACGGTGAAGCAATCTTGCTCGCTGATAATACAGACGTCACAACAATCGAGCATGGTCTATATATGGTTAACTTGCAAGATTCTAGCAAAATTCCAACAAATGGGAGTGCTGGTGTTTATCATGTTTTAGTCGAAAATGATAAAACTGGACGAAAACAAGTTATCGCTTTGCATAGTCATACTGGTAGATTGTTCATCTGGACTATTCATACAAATGGCGCTCAAGGTAATATTCCAACTGGCTGGCGCATAATTAATCAAGAACACTCACGCTGGACTGGAAGTTTGCAAAATGTAGGAGACACGGCGACATTGACGTCTGATTTCTCAATTGCGGAATATCTTCGCATCACTTACTCAAATAGTAGCGGATCAGTTCAATCAATAGACGTTCCTACATCGTTGCTTATCAACCAGAAAAAAACCACTCTTTCAATTGTCAACGTTGCTAATAGTAGTCTTGGTTATACCGTTTCCGAATGCGACATAAAAGGCGGTAGCGATAATAAAAGTATTCAAGTTTCACGTACTAAAACAATTTACAATAACAAAGGTGAGCTTTCTGAAATCACAAGCGAATCTATTGTTATTACACGTATTGTTTTGATTATGTGATTGTATCAAAGACGAAAGGCGGTATTATGTGGAAACCAGAAACAGTTAGCATGGTTTTAAGCGCTGCGGTCTATATCGTAACGCTTTTTACTTTTTTTCAAAGTCGCATGACAAACAACGAACGTCGTATTACGATTTTGGAAGAGGAAAATAAACAAAAGGCACGTACGCTTGATGAATATAGCGAACGTTTGAAAAAGCATGACAAACAAAATGATGTGCTTATCCAGCTTACACAACAGTTAACAAACCTTACCGAAAAAGTGGATAAGATGGACACAAAATTGGAGGAAATCAGATGATTAATTGGAAATTACGTTTTAAAAATAAAGCTACATTGGTTGCTATTGCTAGTACGATGATTTTATTAGTGCAGCAATTGGGTTTAAAACTGCCAGACAATGTTGCTGATGTTGTCAATACGTTCTTAACTCTGTTAGTTTTGTTAGGGGTCGTCAATGACCCGACAACGACAGGAGTTAAAGATAGTGATAATGCTTTAAAATATAATAATCCAAAAGGAGGAAATAAATGAATACAGATGTCTTAATTAATTGGTTTGAAAGCCATCGAGGTAAGCTTACTTATAGCATGTATGGAAGCCGAAACGGTTCAGACGGTACAGCAGACTGTTCAGGGTCAATCTCGCAAGCTTTGAAAGAAGCCGGAGTAAATATCATTGGTTTACCGTCAACGGTAACATTAGGCTCACAATTGGCAAAAAATGGCTTTTATCGAGTGTCTAAAAATGAAGATTGGAATGGTCAACGAGGTGACATTATTCTCATGTCATGGGGTTCTGATATGTCACAATCTGGCGGAGCTGGAGGACACGTTGGGGTGTTAGAAGACGCAAACACCTTCATCAGCGTTGATTATTCAACGGGTGGACAAGCTGGGACAGCTGTCTCATCTCACAATTGGGATAGCTATTATAACAGCTGTAAGCCATCATATGTTGAAGCATGGCGATTTAGTGGCTCAACAGCGACACAGCCTAACACCGTTGTATTTGGCGGTCGTAAACCAGACAGCAAAGCTTACTATCTAGCTAATGACGTAGCGTTTGTTAACGGTATCTATCAAATCAAATGCGACTACTTAGCGCCAGTTGGGTTCGATTACGTAGATAACGGAATCCCCGTTGGCCTAGTTAACTGGGTTGACGAAAATGGCAACAATGTACCCGATAGTGCGGATAAAGATTTCAAACCAGGCATGTACTTTAGTTTTGAAATCGATGAGGCTCATATCACGGACACCGGTCAGGGCGGATACTACGGCGGTTACTACTGGCGCAAATTTGAGTTCGGTCAATTCGGTACAGTGTGGCTTTCTTGTCGAGATAAAGACGATTTAGTCAATTATTACAATTAATGCTATAATCAAATAGTTACACTTTAACACGCTCTCGGCTTAGGCTGGGGGCGTTTTTTGCATATTTAAATAATTTTTAGATATTAAAACTCAAAATTTTATTGAAATTGTTAAAATAATAAGTTATAATTACTATGTAAAATATCAATGGCCTCCCTCGCTAGTGCGCAGACATGTTCTGATGGGAGGTTTTTTTTGTAAAAAGGAGACCTTATGGTGGAAAGCTTTAAACACAAAAGTTATAAAGAACAAGCTGACCTTTTGGAATCAAGAGGGATTGTTTTTAGTGGAGATAAGTCTAGAAGCAAGGCTGAGCATAGTTTATCTGTAATTTCGTACTATAAAATAAATAAATACAAAAGGAGAACAAATGACAGAAGAGTTAACAGCTCAACAACGAGCTAACAAAAAATGGAATGAAAGAAACAGA